AGACACTTTTACCCATAAATGCAGTTGATGTATCTTTTGGTGGTTCTTTAACACCCATAGCTTGCGCCATAAGTAAAATAGATTTAACACCACTATCAACATACTTAGGATTGTCATGTCCAACTGTGAAGGTATGGTTAATTCTTATACCAGAATCGCCAACCTCAAAATACATCTTGCACCCGCGCCATCCGTTTCTACCTTCCACTAACGCTTCTTCCTCGCCTTGCCAATGCAGAACATGTCTGCCTGGCTCTATCTGTCCTCTGCCTTCGCCGACAGAATCAATATTAAAATTACTTAGATCCATTATTTACTCCTTTTTTAAATCCAACATTTATATTCAACGCAATCATCCTCTTCAGATCCGCAGTAGTTACAATAACCATCTGTGTACTGTGGATCTTCACCTGGATCAAACTCGTTGTACTCTAATAGCAATATCTCATTCATCTCAACATCTGCTCCCTGATTTCTTTCCAATCAAATGGCATCTCATTATCCAGACCAAACCTATTCTTAGCTTGGAATCCTGGTGTTTCTTGTGTAAAGATAGTTCTATCACCTTGTTTTAGTTTAGTAGTCATACCACCACCTTTGCCTTTTACTTGGATAGTACCTATCTTGTAATTAGCAAAAAATACAGCATCACTATGCTCTATCACCAAGTCAGCTGCTTTTCTGTGCAACTTAATTTGGTGTCTATCATGCGGTTCGCTTGATGGATCTTCATACCTTCTCACTTCATTGTGTGCAATTTGTAAGATAGTAAAACCTTTATCTCTTAATTGGTTTAGTAAAGCTAAGTACTCCTTCCATACCTCTATACATGCGCTGTAACCTTTTCCGTAGGCTGGTGCAGATATATCTGGCCAACCATTCTTTTCACAGACATGTTCATGCATCAATGTTTCTAACCAATCTAAACTATCTACTACCACAGTTTTAAATTCAGACTCATCATCAATCAATGCTTTAAGATTACTTTGAAACTCGTTGTAAGATTTAGCCACTGGAAAATGTGGACACTCAATCTTACCGATACCATCTTCAGCTTGTACTATGATTGGTTTATTCATAGTTGCGCCAAAGGTTGTCTTACCAATACCACCAGGTCCATAGATAACCATGATTGGTGGTTTTAGTTTTGCCTTCTGTCTTATATTAGCTAGACTCACTCAGCCACCTCAATAACAGGTTCGCTCTCTAGTGACTCTTTAAGCCTTTTTGAAAAACCAGCTCTCGCCATGTCAAGTATCTCTACTTCAAAATTAGCATTACCAATAAGCTCATTCTTTCGGTTTTCTATTACACCTAGCTTGTTATATAGCAAAACTTGCTCATCGTTAAGATCGTCAACTTTATATTGCTTACCGCCTTCTTCAAAGCTAAAAGCTTTAACTTCATTATTTTCTTCTACCATTTTAGTCTCCCTTTTGGTTTTGTTTATATGTATCACATACATCTTTAGCATTACACCAACGGCATCCGTCTTTACTATAGTTATATGTGGGTATTTCTTCATAGCAAGCATCTGCTGCTGGCTTTAAAGTTTCATAGGCCCAATCAACTAAGTTAATAGCTGATATGGAATATGATCTGATAGGACCATCTTTGTGCCAACCCCTTGGTTGTACGATAGTCATTTGAACTGTGCAGTCATCACCGTATCTAGTCAATGCACCTAACGCATAGATACGCATCTGTGGGTTGTCTGCTTCAACCGCCCACTTACCTGTTTTTAAATCTATTATTTCTATGGTGTCTTTACCAATAAGAATGGCATCTGCTGTACCCCAAAGATCTGTATGTATCTCTGGCATGTTTACCTTCTCTTCAATCAAAGGTCTTTTAATGTCTAACTCTTGTACTCTTTTGTCTATGTATTCTACATAATCATTAGCACAGTCAATCATCTCTTGATCTACTGTGATGTCAAAATCTTCTACATGATGTGTAGTACCTAAATAATATTCTTCTATGGTTAGATTATTTAATCTACCTTTAAGTAGTGTCTCTACCATTTCGTGAATCAATGTACCAGTAGCAGCGGGGATTCCCACCTTGTATTCTACATCCATACTTGCAAGTAATTGTGGCATACCAGGACATGCCATCCATATCTTTGCAGATGACGGACTTAACTTAGCGTGTGCCATTTACAGAAATATAAGAATCGTTTTCCATTCTTTTAACATCATCAAGATCGTATTTAATCTTGCCACCAATTTTAAAATAGCTAGGGCCTTGACCTCTGTACCTTCTATTATCAATTGTTTTCTTGCTGACTCCCCAACGCTTTGCTAGTTCGCCAACTTCTATGGTGTTTGATATGTCAAAATTCTTTTCTAATATTTCCATAAATTTCCCTTTTATTAATATTTTTGTTTATAATATACCAATATTACTAATTTACAAGTAGTATTTAAATAAAAAAGTGGAGAAATTTTATGAATAAAACTGTATATGCACATATGAACACAGGCAATGAAAAGGATTGGGATCAAGCAATAGATAGGCTTGCTACTAACAACCAAGTGGCTGGAACGCATTATAAGCAATCCAGAATACAGCCGATAGATTATATATACGCTAACAATTTGTCATATAACCTTGGTAGTTGTCTTAAATACATAACCAGAAGTAAAGGCGAGAAGAGTGATAGAGTGACTGACTTACTAAAAGCTAAACACTTTATAGATCTTGAATTACAAATGGTACATGGTGTAGACGATAAGGGTAATGACATCGGTAAATATTCAGTAGAAGTTTCTCTTGATTAACGAGGTAACTATGAACTTATATGAGTTTGATGATCCAATTCTTAAAGAAAGAAACGGAAGAAAACCAATATATGTAAACAAACATCTTGCTAGAAAGTTTAAGGATTTTTGTAAGAATGAACAGAAACAACCACATGAAGTGGCTGAGTATCTAATATCTTTAGGTATAAACTCTGTAACACATTACAAAGATCCTATGGTGTCTGTTGACATTGAAGCTCTTTAAATAGGTTTTCTACATTTTTTAGCGAGTCAATCGCTTGGATATCTTTGTCTTCAACAGATACTTGCTTCCTACCATCTGGAAAGAAAAACATTACCTTCTGGCAATTTAACGCAACCAAAGCATAAACATCTATATCACCTTTATTATAAAACCTATTTTTAGAATGAGATCCACATCTAAGATCAAACCTCCAGCTCTTTCTAGCTTTCTCTATTTGCTTTTGTGTTTTGACTTGGCACTTGTAAAGAGTTTGGCCAACCTCAAAGATGATGTCGGCTTTAGAACCATGTGGCATAACAGTAACAGTATCAGAAAGGGTAGAAAGCACCGAGGCTACTAAATATTCTCCAGATCGGCCAACTCTTTCTGATTGGCGCGCCATGGTTTATTCTATCCTCTGCCTTTCTATTATTTTTCTTAAATTTTTAGATAACCTGTTATATTGTATTTTTGCAAATCTAGCTGGATCTTCTGCTTGCGCAAATGGTTTTGTTTCTTTTCTAACTTCTTTTAGTATTTCTCGCATAACCAATTCTTTTGTTGGGTTGTCTAAAGATTGATATTTTGGTGATACAACAGCTCTGCTTACAACATTTTCTACAACTGGACCCATATATTTAGCTAACAACTGGTCTGCTTGTGCATTACCAGTATAAGGAAGAATATCTCTTCTTTTTAAACCTAGTCTATCTATTTCTTTTTCAGCAATATTTTTTTGTTGTCTTACTGTTACACCAGTAAGCTGCCTTGTTAAAGGACCTGGTAATTCTATGTCGCTAAATGGAAGTCTAACTGTTTCTGGCCTACCAGGTGCGGCTGCTCTAGTTGGAGATTCTAATTCTGGTAATTGTTCTTGTGCTATAGGTATGCTTCTTTGTAATTGTTGTGCTATATCTGGCACAATTTCTCCAGTTGGCTGTGTGGTTCTAAATGTTTGTTTTTGATCTATAAAATCATTAAACATTCTAACAGGAGTTAAAAATCCACCAAGAACATCTGAACCAAACCTAGCCGCTGCTTTGTTTATTTTTTCTTCGCTGTCTATTCCACTTATATCGTTAATAATATTATCAACTAATGCTAATCCAGTACCTCCTCTAAACTGCGCTCCAGACAATCCTTGTATAATATCTTTTGCATCTGGAGGTATTCTTCCTTGCTCAGACCTAACTACAAAATCTGCAACTAATAAATATGGAGTTAAAGGAAAGTAAGGTCTTGCATCAATGGTAGTTCCATCTGTGCCTTTTAATTCATACCATTTTTCTCCACCATAACCTTCTCTTTTTGCTTCTATAGCACCCATTAATAATGCGCTGCCGAGCATAGATTTACTAAAAACCCCCATGTCACCAGCGGCAACTTTTGCTCTTTCTTTAGAAGTTAATAATGACAATGGACCAAGAGGACTATGTTTAAATTGAAATTCCATAGCATTGGTCATAAACCTTGCAAATGGAAATATTGCTGTGGTTACAAAAGGTACAGAGTTTGCAAAATTAACAAAAAATTTACCAAAATCATTTTCTGGATCTTTTGCATATGTGAAAGACAAAGACTCATCAACAGCTTTAGACACATCGTCTTGTGTGATTTTAGACATGTCATTATTCTCTACTGCTTCTTTTAAATTAACGCCTTTTTTCTTTAAAGTTTTGTCTAAAGTAGCAGCAAACATTCCTCTTCTGTAATAATATTCCTGCATCCTATTTAATGTATTTAAACCATCAGTTATTTTTTGTGCGGTTTTAAATTTTTTAGCTTTTGTTGCATCAGCAACCTCAGAAGCATAGTTAGTAAACAATCTGTCTTTTTCTTTTACGAAATATTTTGTTACAAAATCCGTTGCATCTTTTGCAAACTTTTTATCTCTTGTTAAATTCATTAATAAACCAAATGATTGGTTATAATCTACAGGTGTTTCTTCTTTTCCAAACAATCTTTTTATTGGATTGAAGGTTGTATTCAAAGCATTATCCATAACATCAGTTAAAGTATTAATACCAACCCTACCTATTTGTGCTGTGAAGTTACGCATGGAAGTAGCAATTTGACTCACTAACAATCCTCTTCTGGTATTATCTAAATCTCTTAAACCTTTTATTGTTGCCGCACCCCAGCTATCTTTTGGAGCAACACCTGATATTTCTTGACCAATTTCATTAAGCCTTCTTTCTGCAACACTAAATCTTGCAAGTTTTTTACCAGCATCAGAAGCATTAATTTTTAAAAATTGAGAAAATTCTAAAAGATCAATTTTGTTTCTTTTTAGCACATCAGTAAAAACATCTTTGTATTGTGGTGATGTTTTAGATAATTGTATCGCGTCTAATATTTGATCTGATATTTGCACATTCGGGTCTCTTGGTATATTAAGTTCATTTAATATATCAACAGCAGTGTCTACGGTTTTTTTATTCAAACCAACAGTCAATTCTGGTTGTATATCTTCAGTTACAATTCCAACCTTACCTCTTGCCTCTTCACCAAGAGCTTTAGAAAATGGTTGTATTTCTGGTTGTATTTCTTTTTTAGCCTGCTCCACCGTGGTTTCTAAATCAATAATAGATGGTTTTTCTATGTCTGTAGTTTGCTTTAAAGCATCTTCTGTTTCTATTTCTTGTAATTTGTTAGCAACTCTTCTACTGCCTATAGCTCCTACAGCACCTCCTAAAGTACCCCCAGCAACCGCACCTATTGTTGCGGCTTTTGCTGATTGTCCAAAATCAAAGTTTTCTTGTTGACCTGCTTGTATTCTAGCTGATTGTCTTAAAGCGTTGTCTGCTGCTGTATATGCACTAGCTTCTATAGCGCCAATTTTTGCGCCTTGTTTTAAACCAGCTTTGGTAGCCTGTTTAACGCCTTCTTTTATACCCTGTTTTATTGCTTGTGTGCCAGCGGTTGCTGCGCCAAATGTTCCTATACCAAGATAGGTTGATGGATCAGATAATAACCCTGTTGCTGCCCTACCAAAACCAGCTAAGCTAGGAGCTTTTTCATCATACATATCCATTAATGTAACAAAATCTTTTCTTTGTTCATCTGTTGCTGTATTTAATTGAGTTGCTTCAAGACCCATTTTGGGAAGATTGTAGTTAAACCAACCCATATATCTTAAAGCATAATTTGCGTATTCTTGGTCTGAATCTAAATCAGGAGAATCCTCACCTTCGTTCATTTTATACACAGACTTAGCTGCGTTAATCCACATTGGGTTTTTAATTATGGTTTCTTCAGTTAATTTTTCTGGTTCTTTTGTTGACTCTTGCGGTTCTTGTGATTCAAAAGTTTGCGGCTCAATAATTTGTTGTGCAAATATATCTAATGCTTCTTCCTGAGTAGGCTGTCTATTGCTAGTTACTTTTAAGGTTTTACCAGTATTAGGATCTTTTATTTGATATACAGGCATGGCATTTTAGCCTTCTATTTTTTCAATAATCAAACCAGTACCAGTTTCAGCATTTCCTATTATTCCAAGTTGTTGCAATATAGATTGTGAATCATCTCTTTTAATAAAATTGTCATATATTATTTTCTCATATGAACTTAATTTTTCAACATTGCCATCAAATTGTTTTAGTTTATTTAAAACATTTAGCTCTTCTTGTTTTATGCCTTCTGCTGCTTTTACTTTTGCTGGTTGTTTTGCTTTTTGTCTTTCTAATGCTCTCATAGCAACATCTCTACCACCAAGAGCATCACTTAACATTAATAACATTTCACCGATACCTCTATTTCTAGCTGCTAATTTTTGTTGATTGTAGTTATTTAAATCTTGCGGTGTTGCCTGTGCTAATAATTCCTGTGGAGCTTCTTGAAAACCTCCAAAACTTGCAAATAAATCACCTGCTCTTGAAAATTTACGCAAAGCCGCAGGATCTTTTGCAATTTCTTCCTCTTCTTTTTTTGTTAGAAGATTGTTAATAGTCTCTGGTTGTGTTGATAAGGGTTGTGTTATAGGTTGCATATCTTGAGTTGGGCCAATAATTTGCTGCGGTTGAGCCTCAAGCAAGCCTACAGATGCAGTCGGCAAAGTCGTAGGCAAACTTGTCTACTGTGCAATATTCCTCATTGCTTGTCTTTGTCTAGCAGAATCTGGTATATCGCCTTTAGCGTAATCTTTAAAAAGACCGAATAAATCAGAAAGCTTATATTTCCCTTGTATATCTCCTTTATTTCTTCTTGGATTTGCCATTTATATAACTCCTTCTGTTGTAGGGGTTTTTGCTGTAAAGAATCTTTCACCTAAAGGATTAAAAAATCCTCCACTAAACCCTGCGCCAAGTAAGCCAGTTGCTCCGCTAAGTATTCCACCTAATCCTGGTGATGATTGTGTTGTGCTTGTCTGACCAACCAAGGGTTGCATACCTTGCACACCCTGTCCAAACAGTCCTAATTGATATGCTGGGTATTGCTGTTCTCTCATAAACTCGCTGAAGTCAAAGTCTCTTTGTGCTTGTCCTAAGCCTCTAGACAAACCACCATAACCACCAAGTAATCCTAGTGCTTGTTGTTGTCCGCCTAGCAATCCACTTAGTAAACCAGCTTGTTGTTGTCTACCTCTAAGTTCTAATTCTGGTGCAAGCATAGCCATCTGTTGTTGTCTTGCTATGTCAGACTCAGCAGCTCTTTGGGCCTGTTCAAATCCTGATTGTCGTAAACCTGCAACTGTTCTAGCCTCTTGTTCTTGTAAAGGTCTTAATGCTTCTTGCTCGTATATAGTTCCTCTTGAGCCACCAAACGCGCCCGCACGCATCGCTACATCTTGCGCTTGCTGTTGTTGTAAATCTCTACGTCTAGCAAAGTCTTGCTCTGTTAAGTCTATAACTTGTTGTTGATAAGGTGATTGATATGCACCAATATCTACATCTAATAAAGATTGGACATCGCCTAACTGTGGAGCTTGTTGGCCAGCTAATTGTTGTAGTTGTCCAGTAGGATCAAATCCACCAAAAGCACTACCAAATAATCCTTGTATGCCTGCTCCCATTTGTAGCTCTTCTGGAGATAAACCCGCTATTCTATCGCCAGTATAGCCTTGGAATGGTATGTCAGCAGCTTGTTGCGCTCTAGCTAAATAGTCTTGATACGCCTGTTTCTGCCAATCTGGTAGCGTTGCTTCTTGTGTAGTTGTTGTT